TCCTGATCGAGCGGCACATTCGGTCGCTCTTGTATCAGTGTGAAGCACAGCTCTGACAGAATCAAGAATCCCGTTCAGATTTCGGCGTGTCGCCTGGCTTTGGCTTGGACTTTAAGCCATTACCTGCGAGTACGCCACCAAGCGCACCGGTCAGAAATATCGCCAGCGTCTTCAGAAGATCAATAAATGCCGCATCATTGGGAGCTTGTGCGCCAATAGGTTGCGTCACAAATATCAATGCGTAAGTAATGCCAAAGCTAATGATTAGAAACACAAAAGCCAGGACTGATCCAATAATCAGGATCAATCGAGCGTGTATGTCTTCAGGTGTTAAACGGCGCTGATATTTAGGGCTTCGAGCGTTCAACGATGTCGCCAACCAAGTCTGAAGCACAGACTCCCGTGACTTTGCATTGTGGCGGTTGGCATTCATTGGCGTACCAATTCTCGAACTCTTGGCAGGGGTATCTGACCCACCCATCGTAACCACAGCTTGATACCCCTAGCGCAAGAAGTCCTGCAATTAACCCTTTGAGCGCCCGAATGCGGAATCGTTGGGATTTAGCCATCGCAAGATCACGGGTGCAACGGCGCTTACGCCTGCCATTGCAATCGCCTTCGGCTCGGTTACGCCAGCAAGATATACAGCTAATCCAGCCGCAAGGAATGAACGCGCCCAAGACGCGAGAAGTGCCTTTGCCTGATTCATTTTTTTTTGCCTTTCTTCTTGACTTTGCTCGCGGCTTCCTCGCTTGCCTTGACTTCAGGATACTCAAGCTTCAACGGTTGATACTTAGGTCGCGAGTAACCGACTACGGGCGAGCCTGCCCCAAGCGAGCGTGTCTTGATCATGACCATGCCGCCATTTCTTTGATTCCCGCCCGCAGGTGCGGTATTACCTTCGACAGTAATGATTGCGCCGTCCTGGACTGCAACGACAATTCCGATATGACTGATGCGATCCACGCCATCATGCGGGAAGTCAAAAAATACAAGATCACCTGGCTGTGGATTCTCTGTATGCCAGCGACCGACATCTTTCATTCGCGCCGCTCCCATCGCAGTGCTTACCATTGATGGCAATTTCACGCCAGCTTCATGAGCGCACCAATTGACGAATGATCCGCACCAAGCCAGCCCATTGGCTTTTGTGAATTCACCGTACTTTGTGATGTTGTCAGGTGTCTCGATATAGCCTACTTCAGCCAATGCGATCTCACATAAGCGTTGAGCTGTGCCATGCGAATAAATACTCATGACAATAGAAATTTTGCTTCTTCTTCGCTTATTCCCAATTTATTTAATAATGCAATTCTTTGCGTTATTGCTTGTTTTTTTGATTCAATTAATTTGTTAATTTCTTCCCCTTTTGATAATTGCTCGGCAATTTCTTCATTGGAATAATCTTCATAAGTTATTTCGCCCGTTTCGCAATTAATAACTTTCTTTTTGCCTTCATTATTTGCCATTATGAGACTCCATATAGTCGAATTGATGTACTTGTTGCGTTCGTTAAATTGCCACTGCCCGCAATTCGTGTTATATCCACAGAAGTGATTGCCGAAGTTGATGCGTAATTTGTCAAGACCATTGGTAAATTGGTTTCACCTAAACCTTGATCCATATATGAAGATGAACCAACACACACTTTAAATCTTGTTGTGCTTGCATAGTCATAAATCCAAAGATAACCTCTGCTTTGTTCATTTACGCCAGCACCTTGAAATCCTTGACCTATCAATTTGCCAAATCCTGCGCTGGTATTGCTTGCCGCTTGAACTGTGCCCGTAGTGCCAATATAAGAAATCCCGCGACTATGATATACAGAAGAAGAATCGGCATTGAATCGCACATCGTAAGCCGTACTGCTATCAGTAGTTGAACGCAATCCTTCCCAAGTTAAAAGCAAATGCTTATATGTACCAGCAATCGAAGTGAAATTAATTGCCGATGATGAGCTTGCTTGTTGATCTTGTATTAAAGTAAATCCCCCGCCTGAAGCGGCAGTCGCCCATTTAATTTTGCCATCGATTGTCGTATCAACCGTTAATACTTGACCTGTTGTTCCGATAGCCAATCTTTGAACTGCATCATTGGCATCACCAACAATCAAATCTCCTTCTGCATCGATTAATGATTTTGGTATTGCCGCATTTGCGAGATCATAAGCCGATTTGACGCTTGCGGGCACTGCCGCAGTTGTCGTTGAAGTACTTGATGTCGAATTCTCAAGCTGGACTGCGCCTTTTTGTGCAGTCGTGCCGTCCTGGATTCCCACTGTTACAGCGCCAGCGCTACCGCCGCCTGTGATTGGGCTTGTCACATTGACCGCAGTGATGTCACCTTGATCGTTGTTAATCCACACAAAATCCATATCCGTATTCGAATTTTTGGACAAAATTTGACCTGATGTGCCGCCTTTAAGATCAGCCAGCGATGTATCAACTGCTTGTCCAAATACTTCAAAATCGGCTGGCAAATCCTTGACCAAATCCGTATTTGTGGGCATCTGCCAATTAAAATTGCTGGTCGGGTTAGCCATTGATTCTCCTTACGCTACGACAAAAGCCTGTTGCCATTGAAGTGTATTCGATACCGTGTTCCATGCCTCTGCGACACTCACGGATTGCCATTTCTCTGCGATAGTCGAGAATGCCACAGGCGACAAATTTAGGGTGATCTGAAGCTTGTTATATGCCGATGTGAAAGTCCAGCCTTCGACATATCCCTCAAATTGTGCGCCCATATTGACAGGCAAATCAGTGATCCGAATTGGAAGTCCCATAAATACCTCAATAAGGGCATCTCGATCGGAATTCCCAAGCGTGGGATTTGTGAGTTCATAAGTAACCGAATCAAAGAATGCCTGCGGGTATGCTCGCAAATCCAAATAAAATTGCGCCTGATCCGCCGCATCTGCCGCATGCTCCAATGATGTGGCAATATTTTGTGCCAAATTGCCGTATATGGCGACCGAATCTAAATCTTCAGCCGATGCCTGAGCATTGGCTTTATATGTGATTGTAATTTGATTTCGGACATCGCCAGCTCTTGTAACGGTTTTTACGCCCGCATATAGGGCATCACCAACCAAAAGCTCCACATATCCGTTATTGGCTAGATATACCCCTCGATGCGTGCTGTCAGCATAAGAAATTCGACCCTGCGAATCCTCGTAAATTTGCCCAAGCCCGCTTGTCGCCAAAGCGCTTACTAAGGCATATACGGTCGTACTTGATGCAGATCGCGATGTCAGCTCATAATCGCCAGGCTGATCAATGTCGCCCAAGCCCGTATTCTCGGCATTAGCCCAAGTGGTTGTGGCTGGTGTGTAATTTTGCCAAGTAATTGCGGCAGGTACTTCACCCCAAGTGTTCAAAAATAAATCACTGAGAATGCTGTATATCTGATCTCCATCAAAATCTTTGGTCAATACGCCTTCAGTCAGGGTTCGATTGAGCTTTGCCAAAGCTCCCACTGCAATGATTTTGATGCTTTGCACAAACATCACTGATCCTGCCGCCTGGATACCGACTTCAACATCGCTGATTGTGCCGCCAAAAATAGGTACAAAAGCGGCTGTGGAATCCTGGACTTCAATTGTTAGACCGTCATTAATTTGCGGCGCAATTGCCGATCCATCGGATTTAATCAACACGATATTTGCGTATGAAGCTTGTGCTTGCTCATAAATATTCGTGCGACCTGATGTGATTGACATACTTGCCAATGTCACATCAGTGTATTCCGTACCCTCAATTTTGAGCCGCCATACGGGTGACCATTGTGTCATGGGAGAATACTGCCGCTTGCCAGCGTGCCACGATAAAAGCTATTGTTAAGAATATCCACAATCTGACGCGCAACGCCTTCTTTATCAAGCGCACCTGTCACATTGATGTTGAAATTATTGACCACCCCACCGCCGCCAAGCTTGTTATTCGGCACGATCACGCCGTCAGTCTTTGGCACGAACATTTCAGCGCCGCGCTCACCTACGACATACGAAGTACCAGCTTTGACTGATCCACCTTCAGCTCGACCGCCACCAAAAGCCGATGAAATCAGATTGCTAATGCCTTTCACGACAGGATTGCCCGTGACTAAATTGATCAAAGATTTAACGCCACTGACCACATCGCCAATTGCATCGCCGACTGCCGCAAATCCTTTGACCAGCCCCGCGATGATTGATCCTAAAGCTGAGAATGCCGTGCCTAATCCCTTGCCGACAATTGGCAATACATCTGAGACAAGGAATTTCACAAAAGCTTTGAAGCCATCAATCAATGGCTTGAGTGATTCATAATTCTGATCAATTGCAGTTTTGACTTTGTTGAAAGCTGAGAATATGCCTTGAATGACCGGTGTGACGGTCTTGATTATTGCAGGTATGACCACATTGACCAGAAATTGATACCATCTCTGCAATGCTGGCAATGCTTCTTCGCGAATAAAAATAAATAAGTCTGTGAAGACAGGCGATAATTGATTGCCAATCTTATCTGCGAAATCTTGGATCGCGGGTATGCCTTTATCAACAAAATTGGTAATTAATGGCGTGATGGCATCGAGTACAAATGATCCGACAGTCTCTTTGGCTTCATCGAATGCAATCCCTAATCGTTCCATCTTGCCTGAGAATGTCTCAGCTTGCTCTGTGGCTTGACCGCCAAAAGTTGTTGCAAGTTGTTTTGTGACTTCATCAAAAGTCATCGATTTCAATTCGGCGGCTGAAAGTCCTATGCCCAAGCGACCAAGCGCCGCAGTATTACCATCGAAGCCGCGAGCCAAAGCCGCGCTGACCGATTCGAGAGATTTACCGCTTCCCGCCGCAACATCTAAAGCGAGCGCCTGAAGTCTTTGAGCCGCTTCAACATCTTTGGTACTGCGTACCAGGCGATCAAAGCTTGGACGCAATTGATCATCAGTGACACCGACTGCCACAGCCGTCTTTGATATGTATTTCTCGACATTGGCGACAACTTGATCGCTTGCGCCTGCAACATTGCGAAGGCTAGTCGCTAAAGCGGTCTGTGCCTTCTCGTCCTCAATTGCCGCCTTGACACCATCGACCAAAAGCTTGCCAGCGTATGCCGCCGCCGCCGCACCTGCCGCCGCGAATGCCAATCCCGCTTTTTTGCCAAAATCTGCGACCTTACTGCCAAAGCCTTCAACCTCATTTGATCCAGCCAAGAGCTTTTTGCGTAGATCATCGACATCGGCAAGTATCGACAGCTTGAGTGTGCGTGATCCTGCCATCAGTCGAACCTCTTAACAATCTCCGAGAATGATTGCTCCCATTGTTTCACAAGCTCGCCCTGATTAGCGCGAAGCGTGGGATATATAAAATAACCTTGTGGGCTCCAGGACGGGAATTGATTGAATCTTTTTGATCCGAATTCCATACCAGCCCAAAGTTGTTGAGTCGTTGCACCGCCTGAGAATTTTTGACTCGCAAAGCCGATTGATAACTCTCCGACTTTTGATGACTTGACGACTTTTGATCCTTTGGCAATATTGACTGCCACCGCAGTGGCTTTTGTCCTGCCGTATGCGGCGGCGATAATTTTGTCACGCAAGAAATCAGCCAAAGCATTGGATTTCTTTTTGGCTTCAGTTAAAGCTTGTTCGTCCATTGCTTTGAACGCACGCTTGATTGCAGTCAGCTCTTTTCTGTCATAGCTGATTGCCTCTTGTGCCATTGCGCTTCTCCAATACTTCAATCGCCGTCATAATGTCTTCAGCCGATGTCCATTCAGACATCGGAATTCCTGTGGCGATCGCCAGCTCGACAATTAGCCGCCCGACTGATCCGCCGCCGTGACTTTTGGGTTTAGTGGGCTCGCATCTATGTCTGCCACAGTCTCGATCCAGGTATC